GGTGAACATTGAATGCCATTAGTTCCCAATAAGTTTGTATTCAACAACGATTTTGCTTGCCTCGTCCTCAAGGATAGTTCCGATAGCATTGCCTATGTCCTTCGTGTATGCGCTCTCCAATAGCTTCTTGTACCTCTTGTATTGAGCCTTGACAGTCGGCTCAAGGAACGGGGTGGGTGCGATGCCATGGAGGTAGACGTTCCGACTAATCATGAAGGACATGCCATCGTAGGACATGAAGCGCCCCGTCTTGCGGTCTTGCCATTGCTCAACGGGTTTGTCCGTTATCCATTGACGGATGGCAGGTTGTAGCGTACCCTTCTCTCCGCTTCCAGATCCAAACTGAAATGGTGAGTCAGGTGCTTTGTTTGCGGTCATGGCACCCTTTACACCCTTCTCTACAAACGCCCAATAGGGTGCCCCCTCCATCGCCCACACTACACTTGTGTTGCCGTCCTTGTCTACAACGACTTTGTGTTGGATGCTCTCGCTCAAGTTGCCCGTGGCATTCTTGCCCTCCTTTTGCAGAATGGCACGAGCCGTGCGCGTTACAAATTTGCCGTAACTGTCGAGGGTCTTGGCTACCTTGGATAGCTTGACACGGACATCCCGCCCCAAAAGTTTTATCTTCAACTCCAGGCTCATGGGTACAAGGCATCACAAAGGTCTACGACGTTAGGAATGCGAATGGTAAAGTTGCCCGACCACCCCGTGAGTAGGTTGTCAAACCTTGAGGTAAAAGGGGTGCAGTCGACGGGCAATTCAAACGACCATTCGTGGTTGACTGTTCCCCCTGCTTGGGTACTCAACGCCAACTCAAACTTGGCAATGACATCTTGCATGAGTAGAAGCGTCTCGCTATACACCTCCACAAGGTCATCCGATTGTTCTTCAACCACCAAGTCACCAATGATAACCTCGTACCTAAACTCTACATACCCCCCATTGATCTGGGCACCGCTACACCCTGCGTACAAAAGCGGGTATTTGTCAATGGTCATCTTGTCAATGTCTACCTCCTTGGTCGTGTTGGTGTAGTAGGCTTGAATTGTTTGGTGTTCGTCAACGATGTTGCGAAAGGTGTTGTCGATGTCTTTAACGCTTTGCATTGATTTTTATGCTTTCCGATAACCGCAAGTCAATTTCGTAGGCAAGGAACGTGAATGCCTCACTTATCAATATACGGCTAACCGCGTCCAGCTTGAGCAAGTCCCCGTCAGCCAACGAGTACATCACTCGGTACCAACCCCATTTATCCCGAAACTCCCGTTTCCCTTCCGATTGTTCGACGGAGGTAAAGAGGACCGCAAATCTCTCGCGAATGTCTCTGCGATATTCCAAAAAAAAACCATTGCTCCCACGGCTATTGTCATGGGCATGGAACGCATCACTTCAATGCGCGGCTCGTCAACGGCATAGTCTTCGATTTGGTAATGACCATGCACCTTCTCGGTAATGGGGCGGTACATCAAAGCCATCGCCCTATCCAAGTTCTCCACGAACCTACCTTCGGTAGCGTAGTGTTCGAGGTCTACAAACTCACCAAACGTCAGGTTGTTCCAATTGGGAATGAAGCCGTATTCGATGCCTTCGTACTCGAAGGTTTGCACCAAGTCCACGTCACCTTCAGGTGGTTGTTGCACCCACGCCAACCGACTCACAATATCCTCGTAACTGTCTTGTGTGAGGTAGGGCATCTCGTCCTCGGTCAAACCACAAAAGGCGGTAATGGCAACGATAGCCTTTTGCCGTGTGGTCGTAGCCTTCTCAATGCTTGCGGAGTAGTATTGGTACTCTCTCACGCTTACATCATTCCAGCTCGTGGGTATGGTAATCTTCTTCTTCATGCGATAACGTAGTGCCCTTGGCGTTTGGCTAATTTATTCAAACAACAATATCTAATCGCATCGACCCCATGATTGTGCATATCGACGGGTTGACCAAGCATCCTGCCATCGCGATCTGTTTTCCACTTGTAGTTCCGAAACTCCTTGTGTAGGTCTACGCTCTCCGCGTGGATGTGCAACTTGCGTCGCCTCATGATGTCGATGCCCTGCCTTATGGAGTCGGGACCTTTGCGGGCGGGCTTGACATTGAAGCCCTCCCTTCGCAGTTCCTCGATACTCTTTGGCTCCGCGCTATCGGCAATGACTTCGGTGGTGCGGTCAATGCCTATCTCTCTCATGTACCTGGCGATGTCTTGGTTTGTCATGCCCGTCTCGTACAACACTTGTTCCAAGTACAAGTCACCTTGGTTGTCGCCCAAGATGTACACGGCAATGAGGGCGGAGGGGTCGGTGGCGTACCCAAAGTCCAACCCGTAGGCAATCAATTTGGCTTGAGCTGGGCGTTCCTTGTAGGTGTGGGTAGTGAAGATTGTTTCTCTGCTGACACCCCGCATGCCCAAACCAAACACCCTCCAATAGTTCTCATCCGTTTCTTGCAGTCGTTCAATCTCTGCAATGGTCTCCTTGTTCAAGAAAGGGTTGTCTCGGTAGGTGCTGACAAAGAAGTTGGCATCGTCGCGTGGTATCAATTCGTCGTAGATGTAGGAGTATTCCATCGACGGGTTGAAGTCGCAGATGAATTTGTGCGTGGTACGAAGGAGTAGTTGGTACGTCTCATCCCGCGATAGCTCGTTTATTTCATTGACGTAGCAGACGTGGCGGCGACGTCCTCTAATTCGGTCGGGGCTATCGACCGATATAAACTCCCACATGTTGCCAAAGAGCATGTAGGTTTGTTCGGTCTTGTTGTGGTTCTTCTCGGTGTACCACCCTTGGGTCATGAGTATCTCCACGAAGTCACGAAGGACGGAACCACGAAGCGAAGGAAAGGTCTTGCGTACTACACTAATCGTCCACCCTGCATTCGGGTTTTGGGCACACCACTCCGCAAGGACTTGGAGACAACTAAACGTCTTGCCACTACGCGAACCGCCTTGGTGTATCGACAGTCGTTTCTTGCATGACTTTAGGTCGTGGTATGTCTTGGGTTGCCTCACTCGTCCTTGCCCAAGTTGCTTTCCTTTTGATCTGTTCGCTCCATGACATCTTCAAACCATGATGGCTCGGTAGGCTCGATGTCCATGACGACTGAAAGTTCTTGTTGCTTGGGCATGAAGTAGGGGAACAAGCCCGACAATGCCCGAAGGTACTTGTCCGCGCTTTCGTTGCGTAGCCCATCCAACGCATCTTGGATGTGCGTTACCTCCCCCTCCATGATGTGAATGAATAGGGTGCGGGCTTCTTCCGTGACCTTGTTAGGGCTTCCTTTGGGTCTACCCTTGCCGTGCTTGTTTCCCTTCTTGAATGCCATGTTTTCTCGTGTTATTTTAACTCATCAAAGATGCTTGTTTGTTTGCTCAACACTACTCGCCTGGGCTTTGGTGGGTTCGGTGTTCCATTGGGTTGGAACCACCCGTTTTCATGACCCAACCTCGACCACTTAAGGTATCGTTCTTGTTCTCGGAGCATGGCGTTAAACTCGTACTCGTTTGGTTGGGCATGGTAAAACCTTCCGTCGTCGTCTTGCTTTACTATCCCCAAGTCCATTAGTTCGCTTACCCTTGCGGCAAGTGTTTGGTGTGGCATCTTCAGTTCGTCCCGTAGTTCTTGGGTCGTCATGCGTCGCCCACTCAAGTGCATGTACACCCGACGTGCTTTTGTGTCGCGTTCGCCAGATCGTACCAATTCCAAAAAAGCCTCTCTACTTTGTTTGCTCATTGCTCCAATTTGTTTTTGTAGTGTTGAATGATTTTCTCGGTTTCCTTCTTGTAGTATTCTTTGAAGTCTCCTTGACCTCCCTGCTCCATCCAAACCTTGTACATGATGTTTCGCATGCGTTGGCTTTGCTTCTTGGGTTGGTCGTATAAGTCTAACTCTATGTTGTCCAGCTCGTCTATTTCTTCGGTGTTGACGTGTTCGGTTCCTCGGTAGTACAAGACTCCAAACGTGTCCAAGCATCGGTCAATTTCGGCTACCTCATTTGTCGTCAATTCTTGTGTGACAAATCGAATGCTCACCGACTTATCCTTTCTCCTTTGGTACCCGTCAAGAATGGCGGCATGGAACACCTTAAGCATTCTCGCAACTATTCTTGTAGGCTTTCTCCAACTTCACCAAAGCATCCTTGAGGCATGACCCGCATTGGGTAAACTTCTTTGGCTTACCGAACACTTGTTTCCACACGTTGGACAAGGCAAGTTGGTCGGGTCTACGAAACGTCTGCCTATCCCACGCGGGCTTCAAGACTGTCTCCCATGTCTTCTTGCTTTCCTCGTCCATCGGTTGGGCGTATGGGAACAAGGCGTTTAGTTTCTTTCTGCGTTCCTCGCACCCGCAGTCCTCCCCTGCAATCGCCTTGGCTAACTTGTCAAGTTTGGTTGCCTCGGTTATCTTTTGGATAGTGTCACCCAACCCTTCACTTTGCTTCTTCTTGGGCGCTGACTTCTTTCGAGCTGGAGCCTTGCGCTTGGCTTTGGGCTTGGTTGTACTTGTCGATTTTGCGCCTTGCTCTGCGGAGGGCTTTGTGGATTGTGTTTCGATTGATTCCTGTGGCATGGGAAAGGGTGTTTAGTGTGTGTTCGTGAAGGTAGTAAACTCTGAAAATTTCTCGCTCAAAGAACGGGAGGGTACCAAGTACCGCATCCACGTTGGGCATGTGTTGACTTGTCCAAGCGTCGGTGCGTTGGTCGTTCGTCTTGTTGGGAATAAGCAACACATGAAAGTCCAGATCGTTTGTCTCTCTCTCCTTGTGCTTCTTGTACTTGTAGTAGAATCGTGTGGTTTTGCTGAAGGCGTTAATCTTGGCGACTCGGATAAGGTAGTACCACAACTCACCGCGATTGCAGATGTCTTCGTACTTCTCCCCGTTGTCCTCCAAGATTGTCACACACAAGTCGTGCATGAGGTCTTGTCCAAGTTCCTCCCCAACGTACATGCAGCACATGTCTTGAAGCCTATCGTAGTGCTTGCTCAAAAACTTTTGCGTACATGTAATGCAGTCGGTCACAAGTCCTTCAATTTTTGCTCGTACATCTTACGCATGGCAACGATGTCGGTAAGGCTAAACTTGCTCATTTGTTGGCTCGCCTGGTGTACCTTCTCTGCGGTGCCTTCTCCGTAGATGGCATCCAATCGCTTACCAAATTTGTAGGATTGTGAACTATCGTACAAGTTACATCTTGGGCATTGCGGCATTACATTGACCATGCCCGTGCTTGGGTCGTGCATCCATCGCGTAGAGTATTTGGAGCGAGACATGAAGTGACCCGCATGCATTTCGGCTACGGGTTTGAGGACACCACACGTTATGCACTTTGTCCTACCTGCCTTGTCCGCATATAGGTTACGGATGTACTTGCTAAACACCGCGTCCAACTTCTTGACTTCTTTGCGACGACTCATGCCTTACAATATAAACCCTCCATTTCTTGTATCGCTTGAAAGATCTGGACGGCTACTTGTGGGACGATGGCATTTCCGTAGGCTTTGATTGTTTCCTTTCTCCACTTTGAAATGGAGATGTCGTCCAATTCTTTGGGAAGCCCATCATTTCTTCCACAAATAGGGGAGACAGTTGGGAAGTCGTCCCATCTTCTTGCTTCCAATCTTGGTCGGTGTGGACGTACACATTCCGTAGAAGAAGGCTTCGGTCTATTCCGTCCCTGCTCACCATTGCTTCGGGCGAGTACGCACCCTTCCAATCCGTTGCCGTTGGTGTCGCGAGTAGTCCCGACTCCACCACATCCCGCAACTTCACACCCCACCTTTCCCCCTTCTTGTTCTCTCGGTAGAATCCGCCCGCCTCGTTGGTCTTTACATCCTTCACCGCACCCCCTTCCACATCCGTTGTGCGGGGCGTGGGCAACAATCCACACTCTATCCCTTCGGTGGGGTGCATTGTAGACGGCACAAGCTGGAAGAATAAACGATTGTACTTCGTACCCTTCAGCTTCCAAGTCAGCTTGACACGCTTCGAATTGAATGCCTCCATCCCAATCAGTAAGCCCGCGAACGTTCTCCGCCACGACCCAACGGGGTTGACACTCTCGAACAACTCTAAACATCTCGGACCACAAACTGCGCTCGTCTTCGGTTCCAAGTCGTTTTCCTGCACTTGAGAAGGGTTGGCATGGGAACCCCCCCGTGAGGACTCCAACTCGTCCAAGATGGATAGTTGCGTCCAAGTCGTGGATGTCTTCGTATTGTCTGACATTTGGAAATTGGTGTTTGAGTACGCGCCTGGGGAAGTCCTCCCATTCGCAGTTAAAGATGT